CATCCTCAGAAGGAAGAACAATATCTTTGTCAGGTGGAGTAACAATTACATTGGGATCCGCAAAGAAGTACTTGGAACGGAACTTACCTTCCTTGATAAGTACATATCCTTCATTGTTAAAATCCAATTCAGAGTTTTGGTGTAAGTTCAATCCATTTAGAAACTGATTAAGATCATAGATACCAAAGTCTTTAGGCAGATCTTCATCGATCTGTGCCTCAGCAAGAATATTCTTCATCACAGAAATAGTGCGAAGAGTTTTTCCCTCTTTGAACAAAATAGACTGATTAATAGAAGAGAAGTTCTTGAGTAGGGTCAGAGTTTTATCAGAGAGTTTCATTGTCATATTATTGGGTCTCAGTTTCATTGAGGGTAGGTTTCACGTTGTGCATTCTTGTCGTTAAAATGCATCAGAAGTACAGCATAATGCAGAATCTTCATAATGTCACGTCGGGCAGTACCTTTCTTATCATATCGAGAGGCATACTTGAGAATGTTAGATCGGCAGAATGCTTCACCGTCTCCACATGCTTCAATCAAATCTAGAGTTTGAATCTTGTCATCACCAGAAGAGTAATGAGCGTTGTATGTGCCAGAAATATAGTCTTGCAATTCTTTGAGGATTTTATCCTCATCATATTTGAACTTTCTGTTTTCAGTTGTACTCATGTCAATACTAAAAGTGCTGTAATCCGTCGTATCTATCCAATGATCATTAGTTATATTAGAAAGAACTTCGTCGTATTCTATTTCAATTTTGTCTTCTTTCATTTTCAATTCATCATAAAGGAAACTCCAAGCATTAGTCATTATATCAAGTTAGAAATGTTTGGTCAAGTTAGTAATTAACGAAATGCTCATTCAAAGATAGATCACTACCATTAATTCTAGCATAATCTATATTGAAAGACATACTAATTCTTTCAATACACTCAGTTGAAAAGGGATAAACCATGTGCCATAAATGTGCAGGGAACATGTAAAGATATTGTGATTTGGGGCGAATGAAAAGATGCTGATCCCCATGAATAAATTCTAAACATCCACCAACGCCACATCCACGGTGAAATTTTTCTCTCTCATCAGAAATCTCATCTGGAATGTCAATAAAGATAATTCCACTAACAACTCCAGAGTGATTATGTATAGGGTTGAACTCACCAGGTTTTTGAAAGTTAACCCAAGGTCCCAAACCTAGACTATATTCAATTTTTAATTGAGATACATCTGGAGGATCACCATAATATTCACCAGGACTAGTAAATTTAATTTTTTCATTATGAGCATATGCCCTACCCTGCAGATACCTGAAAAAAATAGGTTCTAAAAACTTATAAAAATCTTTGGGGAGATAAAATTCCCCCCCGCGCTGAACATCAATGTTTCCAATAAGTCTCTCTCCTGCATCAGAAGCATTTCTCGATTTATCTAACCCATCAATCAGATACTGATGAAACTCATTAGAAATCTTTGTTTTATAAACAAGAGGTCCATATGGATGAATAAATTGCTCGTCACTCATTAATTTCTTCTCCTGGCATTTGGAAATCAGCATCAACCTTGTCATACAATTCCAAGAATGCTTGCTTGGTTTCATCATCAAAACGATTCACACAAACTTGAATTGCCTTTGCTTTATCGCCAAAGATGTTGTATGCCTGGACAATGTGAACCAAGCGACGAGTACTAATGATCTCTTCAATACCACCATCGTAGAAGGTTTTACGGATGATATCTGCCCAGTCAGCAAGACGCTTACAGAAGTCCGCATCTTTGCAAAGTTTATTCAAAATCTTGGTCTCAGTGGCAGCAGTAGGATACTCCTGCTCAAAGGTCACAGGGAAACGCTCCAGAAACGCTTCATTGAGGACATTGGTGCCAATGAAACGACCATCATCAGAACCTTTTCCCTTGGTGTTTGCAGTAGCGATGACATTAAATCCTTTTGTAGGATGAACCATCTTGCCAATCTTCTTCAAGAAGACTCCTTTTCCTTCCAAGATTGATTGAAGGCAAAGAATCTTGTTGGAAGCCAGGTCAATCTCGTCAAGCAGTAGAATCGCACCGCGCTGCAAGGCTTCGACGACCGGACCATTGTGCCAAACGGTTTCGCCATTGACAAGACGGAATCCACCAATGAGATCATCTTCATCTGTTTCAATCGTAATGTTTACGCGAATAAGTTCCCGACCCAGGATCGCACACGCTTGCTCAACTGAGAATGTTTTGCCGTTTCCAGATAGACCAGTAATGAATGATGGATAAAATACACGGGACTCAATAATTTTTTTAATATCAGTGAAGTTACCAAACTTGACGAAGGAATCATCTTTACGGGGAATAAGATTTTCTACAGCAGGTGCATTATAATTTACTTCAAGTTCTTTAACAGTCTCTTTTGTTACTTCAAGATTCCACTTGCCACGACCGACCTTATACTCTTCAAGTTTCTTGGTCACAGTAGCATAGGCAGTTCCATTCATAGCGCACCAAGCACGAATATCCCCAGTAGTGATTGATTCACCATAGAGATTTTGAAGTGAAGTGCGAACGTACTCCGTGGACAGACTCATTTGCTTTGTTTGAACTGAAGTCATTGTAGACGAAAAAGGAGGGTTTCAAACCCTCCCGTAGACACCTTTTAAATTGTCTGCTCCTGGTAGTATCGCTCAGAAATAATCTTGGCGGTATAACCAGGATAATACTTGTTCACCATAGCACTGACGCCCATGGCTGTGATAGCACTTCTCACAACTATAAGAACTTCTTTAGTGTCCTCCAAAACAATATGCTTGAAAGGAAGTCGATGCTTTCTACTCATACCACCAGCGAAATAAATTCTCCAAGGACTTTCTTATTTAGTTTTTTAGTCTTCAAACTTTTAACAAAAGCAGATTTGATCTTTGCTTTTGTTGCACCATCATCCACATCAAATTCACTATCCTGAGATAAGGCAGAAGAAGACATAGCAAAGTAAGCATCATAACCAGAATCCCTAATGCAGAAACTTTTCTGCTTTCTCCACTCAGAAGTAATCTTAAAGTACTCATCACTGCCATGTTCATGGAACAATCGGATAAAGTTGTTTGCATCACGACCTTCAAGAACACGGATACCAATAAAGTTTACTGAGGGAAAATTGTCTTTTAGATTCTGGAGCATGATTTTAGAAAAGTCATTCCAATGATATCCAACACGATATGTAGTACCAAGTTTACGATCACGAACAAAAGTAGAGATCGGGGTCAATCTACGTGTGCCGATATAAGTATACTCATCATTAAACATATTTCGTCTGCTTTTAATATCAACATGATGAACAAGTGGATTTGCTTCTCCATCAGTCAGAACAATGCACTGAACTTTCTGCAATTTGTTTTCACATTGAAACTGAGGGAGAATCTGATGGAGAGAAACAAATGCTTCGTTCAAAGGAGTCCCTGAAAGAGTTAGTCTATCTGGAATAGTATAGTTGGCACCATAACTAGGTGCAAAGTAATCAGCAAGACGCCAAATATTAAGAAGTTGCTTTTCTAGTGCTTTACCAGAAACTTTACTGGTAAGAATATTCATCATAGAAAAGTGATCATCTACAGAGAGAACTCCACTCTTTTTTTCGTAATGAGGTCGGATATCAGCAGCAATATATTCATCTTTATCAGAGTCATAGTACTGACGATTCCAATCATTACTGAACGCATAAACCTCAAAGGGGATAGAAACTTTCTTACAGAACCAAATTAAATTGAAAAGTTGCTTGCAAGTATCTTTCATGACTCTGGACATAGATCCAGACCAATCAAGAACAAACACTAGTCCATGATTCTTACCATCAGCAAGAGTAGTTACTTTCTTGAAAAGATCTTCATTGTACTTGTAAGTATGAAGTTTAGAACAATCCAGAACTCCAGTGCGAGATGTAGTAGCACGGACATATGAATCTGCCGCTTTCTTACATTCAAACTCTTTCACTAGATAGTTTACTTCCTTCTGAGAAGATTTCTTGAACTTATTGAACTCAGAATCTGTTGACAAAAAACATTCTTCATAACGTTCGACACATTGTTTAAATTTAGTGTCAATAATTTCATGAATTTCTGAATTCTTTGCAATCACACTATCAAGATTAACCTTCGGAATCTCAACGTAGATATTATCCTCTTCATAGTCAGGAACAAGATCTTTCAAATTGTCTGCAAGATTATCTACCGTTTTAGTTTCTGGTTCATCATCAACTTCAGGACCACTAGATTCTGGTTCTACTTCACCATTTTCTTC